ACAACCTGACCGTGGAGCAACAAGCCCGGTTCATCAAGTTTTTCGACGGAATGTCCAGCACCGAGGACTTGAACGACATCACGGAGAAACTGGTCTTGGACTTGGAGATTTTCAACGGCTTTGCGGTCGCAGTTACTTGGTCCAAACTTGGGACCATCGCCAAGATGGAGCACGTTCCGTTTGAAAAAATCAGGGTTGACAAGGAAGAGAAGATGTTTCAAGTCGCTGACTGGTACAACGACGACATGATGCAGTTGTTCCCGAAGGTGGGCGACATCGAGAAGATTCCTGCCTTCGACCCGGAGAATCGCCTCGGTAAGCAGTTATTCTACTATCGTGTTTACGCAGCAGGCGTTAAGCACTACCCGCTCCCAGAATACATCGGGGGGAACGCTTGGATTGAGGCAGATGTGCAAGTGGCTAACTTCCACAACAACAATCTTCGCAACAATTTTTGGGGCGGTTACTTGATTAATTTCAACAACGGCATCCCGACCCCCGAAGAACAGGGCGACATCGAAAGGCAGATTAAACGCAAGTTTTCGGGAACCGACAACGCTGGTCGCTTCGTTGTAACCTTCAACGATGAAGCAGCGAATGCCCCGACACTTGAACCGCTCACTCCATCGGACATGGATAAGCAGTTCGAGGTATTAAACAAATCAATCCAGCAAGAGATATTCATTGCCCACCGTGTAACCAACCCCATGCTTTTCGGAGTCAAGACCGAAGGCCAATTGGGTGGACGCAACGAATTGGTCGAGGCCTACGAACTATTCAAGGCGACCTACGTCAACGACCGGGTCCGCAAAGTGGAGCGGATGATTAATTACCTCGGCTCGTTCAACGGAGTCGAAGGGATGGAACTTATCCCCGTTGAGCCTATCACGGAGCGACTAAGCGAACAAGCCCTGTTGCAGATAATGACCCAAGACGAACTGCGTGAGAAAGCAGGTCTGCAACCCTTGGAGAAACCTGCCGATGTTGTTGGACCTAACCCCCAACCCGACGAGCAACCGCAAGCCGTGGAGCAGTTGTCGAGCAACGACAACATCAAGAAGTTGTCGGGCCGTGAGTATCAAAACCTGATGCGAATCGTGCGTCAGTATATGCAGGAGAAAATCACGTTGGAAATGGCTCGGACCATGCTATCAGCAGGATTCGGTTTGTCTGCCCAAGAGATTGACACGATGCTGGGCGTTCAGTCCCAAGAGTTTAGCGAACCGACTTGGGGCGAAGAAGACGACGAAGACTACGGATGGGGCGATGAAGAGTTTAAGGTCTTGGAGGTGGTTGCAAGTAAGTTCGGATGCCATGCAGACGATTACCATGTGATGCACTCCAAGCCAATGCGGTTCGACACCGATTTAGACGACCAAGTGCGACAGGCTTTTGCTGAACTGGGCGAAGAAGAAGTCGAACTGGACAAGAAGATTGAAGCGTATCGCAAGAAGAACCGGGACGCATCGGTTGAAGAAATGGCAAAGGAGTTCGGGGTCAGCAAGGCCAAGGTCGCCAAACGTGTCGCCTACTTGATAACCAAGGACCGCTACCCAATCAGCCGGGCCGTGGACAAGATTGCCGAGCAGAACCTGCCCAAGAATGTCAAGGAGGTCGCAGAGCCTGTATTGGAGGTGCGCTACAAATACGCATGGGCCACGGGTTTCAGCAACAAAGACAAAGGCTCCAGCCGTGAGTTCTGCAAGGTCATGCTTGACTTGGCTGGGCAAGGCAAGGTTTACACAAGGGAGGACATCGACGGGATTTCTGCGATAATGGGCTACTCCGTATGGAATCGCAGGGGCGGTTGGTATCACACGCCCAGCGGAGTGAACAGGCCCCAATGTCGCCATGTATGGGAGCAGCAACTCGTTATCCGTAAAGGCAATAAAATCAGCAAGGCATGAAGGCACTATTCATAAGCGAAGAAACGCTACTGGACAATAGCATCATCAACGAGAACGTATCCTACACGCAAATCCGTCCAACGGTCATCAAGGTCCAAGAGATGCGGATTCAGCCCATCGTCGGCTCTCCGTTGTACGGGGAATTGGTTACGCAGGTGGTCAGCGGTTCAACGTCTGCACTCAACCAAACGCTGCTGGAGGACTACATCCAGCCTGCAATGATTCAATGGCTCTACTACGAATTACCGATGGTGTTGGCGTTCAAATACATGAACAAGGGGATGGTCCGTAGAACAAGCGAAGAGTCTTCCCAAATGAGCATGGAAGAAATCACACGGCTAACCGATAAAGTCAAGAACGATGCCGAGTGGTACTCCGAACGCATAACTCGCTACCTCATGGAAAACCGCAACTCTTATCCCTTGTGGAACTCGCCTCCGTCTGCTTTGGATACCATCTACCCGAACGCAACCAACTATCGCACCGGGATGGTCTTGGACCGCAACAGGAGGATGGGAATCAGCAACCTTGACTACCCCTACCCCTACGGTCAATTCGGGGCGTGTAATGACTGCTGACGATGGGAGCGCACAAAAAGAACATACTGAAATTGCAAAACTATGTCTTGGATAAAAATCAAGCAGGCTCTCTTGGACCTTGCAAATGCTCATCCACAGGTCAACTCCTTCGGGACGGGCGACCCTCTTGCGGTAGGCACGGACAACACCATCAACCTGCGAACCCCAAGCCGTGAACGCATCGTCTATCCGCTCGTTTTTGCGGACGTTCAGTCAGCAAGTACTGACGCTGGTACTTTGGACTTGGTGGTTGGGGTTTACTTTTCTGACCGTGTTGAATCCATCAAACCGATGGGCGGAGTGGTTTCGGGCAGCCCTACGCTGGGCTGGCAGGACAACGAAGATGAGGTCCTAAGCGACCAACTACAAATCGCACAGGACTTCATTTCAAGCCTTACAAACGACCCGAACGAGGACTGGACCCTTTCATCCAGCGTGAGCCTTACACGCTTTGTAGAGAGCCGGGACGACCGCACCGCAGGGTGGCAGGCGACGATGACTTTTGAAATCCCTTACGGACACTCGGTTTGTGAAATTCCAGTCTAATCTACATTTACAATTAAACGCTAAAAATGCCTACACCCATATTGCAACAAATGCTCGGTCAGGGCGGTACAATGGAGTTCGTTGACGGAACCGTTACCGGCAAAAACTACGACTTCTTGATAGTCAATACCGCAGCCACATTCACAACTTTAACAGGAACTGGAAGCGAGAACCTTCTAAGTGCTTACAACTTTAGTGGCAAGTCCCTTTCCGCTGGCATCGTGATTTCAGGACGCAACGGTGGTAAGATTACGGCCGTTACTCCAAGCGTCGGTTCGGTTATCGGTTTTACATTCCTGTAAGCAATGCTGATAGGTTACGGCTACGGCTATCCAACCAACCAACTGCTTGGCGGTGGTAATCCGTTTTGGCTCGCCTTCAACCAACGTGCAGATGCTGACGGGGCTTTGCCTGCGGAGGCTGCGGTCAATGGATGCCTCCAAACCCGATTCATCAACTCGTTCCAATCCTACGCTTTCTTCGTCTTTTATTCCAACTCTTGGCAGCCGTTTATGCAACGGGCGAATACGGACTCGGCTGACGCTGCGGAGGTTCGCTTCATCAACTGCCTCGAAGTCCGAATGTATAATCTCTTAAACGCATAGCAGATGCCTGCAAGCCCATCTTTACTCATCGTCCCTGCTCGTTTTAAGACGGGGAAACTCTACACACAAATCGCTACGACTTCGGCTGGGGTTGTCTTGGCAAGTTCGGGGGACTTCAACGTTACCCGTGCAACGACTGCGACCCGATTCAATTCGGCTGGTTTGATTGAGAGCGTTGCAAGCGGTGTGCCTCGCTTGGATTACTACACCAGCGGTGGAACGGCTGGCTGCCCTGCTCTCTTGGTGGAGGCGAGTGGGACCAACGGAATCCTTAACTCGCAGGACACCGCAACGAGTTGGATTTTGGGTGCAAACCTGTCAGGCGGTTATACTGACGTAATTGGTGTGAGCGGTAACAACTTGACCGTGGCGGTTAGTGGTTCGGGCATTGGCTCAGATGCTGGTGTTTTGCGCAGGACTCCCAATAACGTAGCCCTCGCAAGTGGCAGCACCTACACGCTTTCATTTTTCTTAAAGAAAACAGGAGCGCACACGATTGGCGGATATTATGCAGTTATAACTGGCGCAGGAGGAGGCAACCTTGGTGGGGGATTTAATGTCAGTGGTTCTTTTAGCAGCGGTCAAATTTATAATTCCGCATTCACAACAAACCGAATACGCAGGGTTGAACAATGGGGAACGGACGTTTATCGATGCTCCGAAACCTTCACTATGACTGCAAGTGGAACGCTGACTCAATTAGGATTAGGACCAACTACTGCAGTAAACAATCCATTGCATCCAGCATTCGGTCTTGGCATTGCCTTCGCTGCCCCACAAATCGAACTCGGTTCGGTTCCTACCACGTTCATCCCCACAACTACCACAAGCGCAACCCGCAACGCAGAGGTGATTAACCTATCAGGCGCAGTCAGCGGATGCATCGGGCAAACCGAGGGGACGATTTATTTGGAAACAAATGCACTTGTTAGCGGGGCAAGTGATTTATTTTGCTTTGCAAGGGCTACAACGAATACTGTATCGATAAGCAAGAATTCTACCAATATAATTCAAGCCATCGTATACACATCTGGCCCATCGCCAGCTTTTTTTATAGCAGCATCAGGCACCGTGTCAGGAAATCTGAAAATAGCGTTTGCATACAAGACTGGCGAAAGCGCTTTGTATATTAATGGGGTTCCAATTGGGACGAGTTCAACCGCATTCTCTTTTGCTGCTGCATTATCTGAGATTAACATAAACTCGACTGGATTTTTTGAGGGGAACGGCAACCAAAGGATTAGAACCTTATCCCTCTACACCACTCGCTTAACCAACGCAGAACTCGCTGCCCTTACAACCCTCTAACGATGGCTACCTTCCGCAAGTATATCTTTCCCAAGCAGGCCGACGCTGACAAGGTGCTGGATCTATGCACAGGCACGACCGCTCCCGTTGACCTCGGAGTCTTAAATGGATTCATCGCCTACGACATCCTTTGGGAGGGCGACGCTCCCGAAGAGGCTACCCAGTACGAAACTTGGCCCGAACCCGTCGGAATCCACACCTTCGCAGGATGGGACGAGCAGTACACGGAGGACTACAACCAACACAAATCCCTATGAGATTATTCCGCAAACGCAACCCCGAAACCCCTAAACTCCCAATAATGAAATCAGCCGTCATCGCTTTACTTCGCCACCTTCTCACCTTCATCGGTGGAACCCTTGTTGCTAAAGGTATCATTGATTCAGCGACCCTTACCGAAATCATCGGTTCCATATTGACCTTGCTTTCAGTTGGTTGGATGGCCTTGGATAAAACAAAGGGCGAGCCGAACAAGTAATGAACCTGATAGAAACCACCATCGTCGGGAGCGTTGCAGCAATCGTCGGTGGAGCGGTCGCTTGGTTCACCAAGGGCCGTGTTGAATCGGACTCCCTGCAAGTCAGGCAAGCCCAAGCGGTCCTCGCTATGTGGCAGGCTACCAGCGAGTCACAAAACAAAGAATTAACACAACTTCGTAACGAGGTGGTAAGTTTGCGTCAACGACTTGAGGAAATGGAGCATACCATCCATGAACTCCAGTCCGAGAATGCCAAACTTAAAAACCTCGTATGAAAGTTACTAAGCATTCCAAAAACGTCCACGCCATTGAGTGCGGACGTACCCAAGAATTCCTGCTGCTCTCCGACCTGCACTGGGACAACCCTAAGTGCGACAGGGCCTTGTTAACCAACCACCTCGAAGAAGCCAAGCGCAGGGGTGCGAAAGTCCTCGTAAATGGGGACTTTTTTTGTTTGATGAATGGGCGTGGAGACCCTCGCAGGAGTAAGGACGACATCCGTCCCGAACACAACAACGGGCGTTACTTGGATTCCATCGTTGACACGGCCGTCGAATGGTTCCGACCCTATGCGGACCTCCTGCTGGTCCTCGGATACGGGAACCACGAAACCTCCATCATCCAACACCAAGAAACGGACATCCTGCTCCGCTTCGCAACAATCCTCAACCACACCTGCAAGACCGACATTCAAGTCGGGGGCTATGGCGGGGTCATAGACTTCAAGATGATTTACGACCCGGACCATCGCTGCAACTTCATTATGCACTACTATCACGGCTCCGGGGGCGGTGGACCCGTAACCAAGGGAGTCATCCAAGACCAGCGCATCCTTGCAAGCATTGAAGGCTACGACTGCACTTGGCAGGGCCACGTTCACGAACTATACTATCACCAAAACATCGTCAACCGATATGTGCGTACGACTCACCAAATTCTTCAAAAGCCCGTGCATCAAGTCCGCACGGCAACGTACAAAGAAGAATGGGCAGACGGTTATATGGGCTTTCACGTTGAGCGAGGCCGAGGCCCGAAGCCTTTGGGCGGATATTGGATGACCCTCGAAGCAGGACGCTTTGTAGGCAAGGACCGAAGAGGTCCCGAATTACAGGTCTTTGCTTCCTTCGCCCCCTGCGACCGATTCTACACCGCTGGCAGTTAGGTACAGGTAGCCGTACTCTTTCTCGGCATTAAACTGCGGACAGGCTTTCGTAACGCCCGGAAAGTCCCTGTGTCCGCATATCCTTGCGGTAGGGTACTTCTTGAGCCAATCGAGAAGCACCACGGCAATCGCTTGACGCTGCCCGATAGTTCGGTCATCTTTGTCCTTGCCTCCAATGTAGGAAACGTGGAGGCTTGTAGCGTTATGCCCCTGCACTCCGTTGGTGATGGCACTATCAGGAGCCAAGACCGTTACATTCCCGGTTGCGTCAATTATCCGATGATAGCCAACGGACTTCCATCCAAGGGCTTCCTTCCAATGCTTGCGGATTGAGGCGATAGTCGTATGCTTGGGCGTTGCCGTGCAATGGACAACGAGGTGGGTGATAGTGCGATTCATTCTTCGGGATTTAGTTTGTGAAAGTAGTTGACCCGCACTTCGTCTGCGAGGTTCTGCTGGCTTGCAAGGTGGACCTCCTTGGTCCCTGCCCATTGAGCCATAGCCGGGTCATACCCCAGCAACTCGCAGGCTTTCCGGTATTCCAGCAGCAGGGCGTGGTTGCCTTCAAGGTCAGCGTTGTCGATGGCTATCATGAGCCGTTCCAAGGCGTTTGTGAGGGCCTTGGCAGGTCGGAGGGAGTGGTATTCGGGCATGGGTTAGGTTTGTACAAATGTATGGAAATAGCCCTAAATCGCAATAAAACGGGGGATGAATAATTTTTTTGCTACGAGGTGGCACAAAATGGATTGGACTGCATTATCTTTGCTTTACAAACCAACCACAAAACCTCAAAACCATGAAAATCACAACCGAAACAAAATCAGCAACCCTTCAAGCAGAAATTAGCAAACTTGATTCAAAGGTGCAAATCTGCAAAACCGAAGACGAATTAAAGGCGATGATGAAAAGCGAACTAAACGCTGACCTATTCTTTTACGGATGCGGAGGCCATCACATGTGGATTCACGCTAAGGCCGAGCCAAATCAAAGAATCGCCATTATCCACTTCTAACCCAACCGAGGGGTGCGACTCGCCAACGCACATTCTTTTAACCTCAAACCTCAAAACCATGAACCACGAAACCAAAGCCAAAATCGAAGCAGCCCTCGCAACGGGCTACATCCTGCTGACCGCCTGCCTCGGCATCGCCTTCTTCGGCAGATTCATCTTCGCACTCATCACCAACTAAACCTCAAAACCATGCACAAGTTTAAAACCACCAACATCAAAGGGAAGGAATACGTTGAAGTTAATCAACGCCTCCTGTACTTCCGCAACGAACAAGCCTACGCTGGCTGGTCGTTGGAATCCGAAATCTTTGACCTGCAACCCGACCGCTGCTGCGTCCGTGCGGTTATCCGGGACAACGAGGGTCGCATCCGTGCTACGGGCCACGCCTCCGAGGACCGAACCTCCAGCATGATTAATAAGACGAGTTACGTCGAGAACTGCGAAACCTCTGCTTGGGGCCGTGCCTTGGCCTGCATCGGTATCGGAATCGAAACGAGCATCGCATCGTCCAACGAGGTGCAGATGGCTATTGCCCAGCAGAACCTTGGGGACCTCAACGACAAACTCGGACTGGTCCCTTCCTACGACGAACTGACCACCGCAACCCTTAAGGCCGACTTCCTTGCATTGCTTGACAAACTACCAAAGGAGCAACAGGCGAAGTTTATGAAGGACATTGACCACATGACCCCTGCACGATTCGAGAAAGGCATCCAATTCATCCAAAACCAACTTGCGAAATCATGAACCTACTTGAACAAATGAACGCATCGGAGTACAAGAAACTACTTGAGTACAAAGAGAAGTACCCGACCATTGGCCTTGACTTGGTAAGGGCCTTGAGGGAGAAAACCGTGCCCATCCAACTGACCCTTGGCGAGTGCATCGACCTGTCCAATGCGGTCGGTATTCGATACGGCCAGTACTGCAACCAAATCTTTGACGCTTTTAAATCCAAACCATGACCTACCCGACTCTAATTACCATCCCCAAGAGCGACATCTGCAAGGCAGAAATCGCCCAAATCGCCCAGCAATTGACCGACCGAATCAATGACGGAGAGGTCAACCCCATCGAGGCCCACATCAAACTAAAGGCCATCGTCAAGGCTCTTGAAGCCACCATCAAGGCCACCGAGCAGACCGTAGCCGATGAAGCCTCCAAGCACGGCAAGACCTTCTCTGCCTTTGGCGCAGAGATTACCCTCAAGGAAGGGAGCCTCACGCCTAACTACGAGGAAGACGAAGTTTATGCCGACCTTAAATCGCAAATCAAAGCGAGGGAGGAACTGCTGAAGATGGCGTTCAGGCAAGCAGGCAAGACCGCTATCTTTGACGAATCCACAGGCGAGCAGGTTCCAGTCTGCACCGCCAAGGCCACGAAAGCGTCCATAGCCGTTAGTTTCCGATGAAGCAAGTAATAAATACCATCAAGGCTTTGCGGTTATTGTCGCAGAAGCCTCTAAGAGCCTCACAGTTGCAAGATATTCTTGGAACGAGCAAAGGGGCCACCTACCGAATCATAAGGGATTTACGAGCCTCAGGAGAGGTCGTAGAGAGAACCCTTTGCACTTACTCAATTAAAACCAAAACCCAAGAACAATGAAAGACGGACAAACACTCGGCCAATGGCTGAACTGGGACTTTAAGACCAATGGGGACCTTGAAATTATAGACAAAAATAACCATCGTGTCTATGGTGAAGATTCAAGTGGATATTGGTTTAAATCCAAATTTGATTTTTATGGCGATGTCATCTACTTTGAGGATTCAGTTGGTGCAATCGTTGACAACCGCCCTCCCCAAATCATTGAACACAACGGACGTAAATATCAACTAATCTACTAAACCAAAATTAAAACCCATGAGTTACACCCCCCAACCCAACACCTTCACCCTATTCGCTAACGACAAGGGCGACAACCCTAAGCGTCCAGATTATCGGGGCGACGTGGTCCTCCCTGACGGGACCAAGATGCGCCTATCCGGGTGGGTCAAGGAATCAGCCAACGGCAAGCGATTCCTATCCGGCAAAATGGAGCCGATGCAGCAGCAGACCAGCGGTGGAAATCTTGCACCCCAAGACGGTGATATGCCGTTTTAGTGTAAATTTGCAGGCGTACTACATTTACCAATAGACGCATTGCTTGTATAGCAGCCAAGTGATGCTACCGATAAAGGGTCATGCTTGAACCCCTACCCCGGCTGCTGCTATCAGTCGGGGTATTTTTTTCTTATCCTATGGCAGAAATATCAATGTTCAAAGCGTCCACCAATGGCGGTGTGCGAAACAATGTCCCCGAAGACCACATGCCGTTTGTGCAGTACATCCAGGACATCAAAGATGGCATCTACTACACGGAGGTCATGGCCTACCGCAAAGCCAAGACCGAAGAAACCAAACGGAGGCTTTCAGCCGTAACGCCCAGCGGTAAGTTTAAGAAGCAAGGCAAGGAAGGCCTCGAAACGCATTCGGGAATTATCTGCATTGACATCGATGCCAAGGACAACGAGGGCGTTGACGTGCTTGCAATTCGCCAAGACGAACACCTCTACGCCTTACACCAAAGCACCGGGGGCCAAGGGTATGCAGCCTACTACCGCATCGAGCCGGACCGACACCTGGACGCTTTCTATGCTTTGGAGAAACGCCTCGCAGACCGTTACCACATCATTGTTGACCCCGCTTGCAAAGACGTAAGCCGTTTGCGGTTCGTGAGTTTTGACCCGGACGCATTCATCACCGACAAACCTGTTCCGGTATTTAAGACCTACCTACCCAAGGCCAAGGCTGCACCAGCCCCAAAGTTCTACCCACACGGTGAACACGATGTCGAACACATTCTCCAGCAAATCGAAGCCAAGCGATTAGACCTGACGGATTCCTATGCCGATTGGGTCAAGATTGGCTTTGCCATTGCTGCAAAATACCACGAGCCAGGTGCAGACCTGTTCCACCGGGTTAGTGCTATGTCCCCCAAGTACAACCCGGAAGCCTGCGACCGCAAGTACAAGCAACTCTGCAACTCAAAGCACAACCAAGTGACCTTTGCTTCGTTCATGTGGCTTGCTAAGAATGCAGGGGTAGAGATTCAAACCAAGACCACCAAGCACATCGTGTCCACAACCAAGTCCCACCGCATGCGTGTCGGGACCAATGGCGGTCCCAAGGACATCAACGCAGCAACCGAAGCAGCGGTCCGTGTACTTCGGGAGATAGACAACATCGACATCGATGGCCTTGAAGAAATCGTTGCCAACACGATGGCACTCGATACCACTGAACTAAAGTCCGCTGATACCGAGGACACACCAATCAAGCAGATAAAGGCTTTCTTACGTTCATTCGACCTAAAACGCAATGCAGTAACCCGTTGCATTGAATACAAAGGCCAACCCATTACCGACGTGGACCTGAACAACATTTACGTTGACTGCCTCGAAGCCTTTGGCAAGAAGGAGGTCAACATGCAACTGGTCGGGGCCATAGTGGATTCGGACTTCACACCGACCTACAATCCATTCACCCAGTTCTTTGCCCGGCACGGCCATCGCAATCCTACCGGGTGCATCGAGGCCCTGACCAATACCATCCGAACAACCAACCAGGATCATACGTTTGTGCAACTCTGCATCACCAAATGGCTCTGCTCGGTCATCGCAAGTATGCACGGGGAATACTCTCTTTCAATACTGGTGCTTTGTGGCGACCAGGGTATCGGCAAGACCAACTTCTTTCGTAATCTACTGCCCGATGAACTTCGGGCCTATTACGGGGAATCCAAACTGGATGCCGGCAAGGACGATGAAATTCTCATGTGCAAGAAGATCATCCTTTGCGATGACGAGTTTGGTGGCAAATCCAAACAGGAAGCCAAGAAACTCAAGGAACTATCCTCCAAGCAAACCTTTAGCATCCGCAAGCCCTACGGCCGGGTCCATGAGGAACTTAACCGGTATGCGGTCCTTTGCGGTACAAGCAACGACGAGGAAGTCATCAACGACCCAACGGGTAACCGTAGGATCCTGCCCATTGTGATCAGCGAGATTGACTGGGATGCCTATGCAGCCATCGACAAAATTGACCTGTTCATTGAAGCCCTCCATTCCTTTAAATTGAACGGAGCCGATGCCTGGCAACTATCCAAGGCCGAAATCAAGATGCTGAACAATCACACCATGCACAACGTGCAGCCGGCTATCGAGAAAGAAATGCTCCTAAACCTGTTTACCATCCCGATGGATTATAGTGACCCCTACGGCAAGTGGATGAGCAATACCGAAATCAAAGACCTCATCGAAACCTGCACCAAGCAGCACATCAGTTCGCACAAACTCGGAGCGGTCCTAAAGTCCCTTGGCTGTAAGAAAATGACACGACGGGAGCGGAATTTTCTTCCTTGCTACTTTTTGGTGAAAAATGCCGATAAAAGTGACTACGCCCAAAAGGTTGATAATAAGCGACATCCGTTTTAGTGTAGTCACTTAGTCACTTAAAATGCGTTTTTTCTTTAGGGGCTTATATGTGCATGTGTGTGTGTGTGTGTGTGCATATAATATATACTCTAAAGAAAGTAGTAACTAAAGTGACTACACTGACTACAACACCCTTCACGCTATCAAAAACGCAGATTTTGGTAGTCACTTCATCCAAACTTAAAGTAACTACAAGTGACCACACTTAGACCCTACCAACAAACCGCTATTGACCAAATGCGGACAAGCATTGCCGAGGGCAAAAGACGCTTGATACTATGCTCCCCAACAGGGAGCGGTAAGACGGTCATGTTCACCTACATGGTGGCACGGGCCTTAGAGAAAGGCAAGCAGGCCATCATCTTCACGGACCGGGTTGAACTGCTCCGGCAATCCAACGGAGCCTTGGACCAGTTCGGAATCAAGCCGACGCTGATTGAGGCCAACCGAACCCGGCTCGATGTTTCCGGCAACTGTTTCATTGCCATGGCCCAAACATTCAGCCGAAGGAAGGACTCTGCCCAATACACGGACCTCTTGGCCCGTATGGACCTGGTGATCATTGACGAAGCCCACAAGCAGACATTCAACCCCCTGCTGCCATACATAAACCCCAAGGCCGTGGTCATCGGTGCGACCGCAACGCCATTCCGGAGGGGAAAGCAGGAATGCCTCTCCAAGTTCTACAAAGCACTCCATGCACCGGTTCAGGTGCAGGAACTAATCAGCCAAGGTTACCTGGCCGAACCAACGACCTACGGGATGACGCAGGACCTTTCCGGAATCCGAATGAAGGGCGATGATTACGACACCGAGCAGATGGCACAACGATTCAGCGAGCGGAAGGTCTTTGCCGGAGTGGTGCAGAACTACGCCAAGGTCTGCCCAGGCAAGAAGGCGATCGTATTTGCGAGCAACATCGCATCAAGCAAGGAGGTTTGCGAGGCTTTGCAGGGTGCAGGGTTCAACGCCCGGCACGTTGACGGAGAGATGCCAAAGTCCTTACGAGCCGAAACCCTTGCGTGGTTTAAGCATTCCACCAATGGGATCCTTTGCAACTGCGACCTGATGACCACGGGCTTTGATGAACCAAGCATCGAGGTGGTCATCCTTTACCGGGCGACTGCGAGCCTACCCCTGTTCATGCAGATGGTTGGCCGAGGCTCCAGGGTAACGCCTACCAAGACACGGTTCACGGTGCTGGATTTCGGGAACAACGTGCAGACCCATGGCTTTTGGGAAACGAACCGGGAATGGTCGTTGAAGAAGAAACGCAAACGGGAATCCGCTGGCGTTGGTGGGGTGAAGAACTGCAAGAAGTGCGAGGCCATTATCCCGGTGGCTGCCATGGAGTGCAAGAATTGCGGGTTTGAATACGAGCGAAAGCCAAAGCCTCCAGGTGAAGTCGTAAGTTTGCAGATGCTGACCAAGGCCCAAGGCATGGAAATGGCAAAGCAAAGCACGATGTACCAAAAGGCTCAACTGGCAAAGGCCAAGGTCATCAGCCCGTTTTGGGTGCTTCACAACTGCAAGACCAGGGCAGAGGCCGAAGAGTTTGTCAGTTACATGGGATGGCGGAGGGGTTGGCTTTACCACAACGCAAAACGATTCAAAGTCTTTCAATCATGATGTCCGAGTTCAAACTTCAAGCCGAATGCTTCCAGTGGCACTGGAACAACTTTCCCAACGACCGGGGCCGATTGTTCACGGTCAACAACAACGCACCGAATGCCTATGCCGGCAGCGTGATGAAGGCCATGGGCGTGGTCGCAGGGGTCAGCGACATGATATGGCTCTCGCCAACCGGTGCGGTGATGCTGGAGTTCAAAGCCGAGAAAGGCAAGCAGTCCCTTTCCCAAAAGTGGTGGCAGTCAGTTGTTCAGGAGGCAGGGTACAGGTACGAGGTCATCCGAAGCGTTGAGGATTTTCAAAGAGTGTTCGCAAGTGTGGAATAGATGTGTAGATTTGTGGTATGCGATACCTGCTCCTGCTGCTTCTGCTGACCGCTTGCACCAACGACCGCCCTTGGAAGGTGATTGAGGTGCGGGCCAACGGGGATGCCTGCGAGTATGTTCTATCCCGAAGCAACGGATTTGGACCGCAGGTCAAGACCCTGACCGATTCGTGTGGGAGGTATCAGTTGTTTGAAACTATACGCAATCGGATATAATTTATAGAAAAACTTAAAATTTATACGCAATCGGGTATAATGAATGATAAATCGGTCAATAAGCACCCTTATCGCATATAATGAATGATAAATCCGTCATCCCATACATGAAAACGATATACTTTCAACCCAAGGGAATAAACCCAAAATTTTGCGAAGCAGGTGTCATTCACGAAAGCGACAATGAATCTATCTGCTACTTAGGTGAACCTTGCAAAATATCAATTAATGATGTAAAAATCATACCAAACGAGAGCGTCGCTTATGATGAAAAAAATGGGTTATATCTTGTTCGGGAAAGTACTCATTCGTGAACAAATCGTCAGCCTCTGTTCTTACCAAACCTCCCCCAGCGTCAGCCTATAACCTTACCACCCAAACCCCAACCCCATGAAAACCACACCCACCGATTTCCGACGCTGGCAGATTCACATCCGCAAGGAGTGCGTCAACTGCAACCGCCCCGACAAATCCGAAACCATCAAGGCTTGGTCCGTCAACTGGACCCTGCTCGGTCGTATCCTACAAGCCAAAAACGCTTAGTCATGGAATGGGTAAAATGCTTGGACCGGATGCCGGAACCTTACGAGCCAGTCCTGATTTTTACGACCGACATGAATCAGGCCTACGCATGGCTCGGAGATGGACGCTGGTACTACGAGCATCAAACGTGGTTCCTAATCGAAGTGAGCCATTGGATGCCCCTACCCCCAAACCCGTTTTAACATGGACCTAATCTCACGAACCATCCTTGGCTACACGGCAGAGGTTGTCGGAGTCAGCCCCGATGACATCTTGAGCGAAGTCAAGACCCGTGAACTGGTCCTTGCTCGGTCCATCTTCGCAGACATCGCCTACTCGGAATACCTCTACACCTACTGCCAAATCGGGCGTATCATCAAGAGGAACCACGCAACGGTCATGCACAACCTTGAAATCCTTGCGATAAACATGAGAGCAAGACCCGACATTAAATTCCTTCGTACACAAGTTTTAAACAGGACGAGAGATTTTTTGCAACATTAGGAAGAACCCCCGCCATCTTTGCGTGAGTGTACGCAGAGTCAATCATCCTCGAACTCTACCGCAGCGGTGAAATCCGCAGGGCTTGCCTCACCATTACGGGGGGCAATCCGCTTTGGAAGGACCTCGAACAAGAGGTCGTCCTCATTCTGCTCGAAAAAGACCCCGACAAGATCACCAAGATGCAGGTGCAGGGTTACCTGCGTTTCTACATCGTCCGTTTGATAATGAACCTGTACCGGGGCAACAACAACCAATTTGCGAAGAAGTACCGTCATCACGACGAGCGGGTCGAGGTGGATCCCGAAACCCAAGAACTAAGCAAGGACTACGACTCCCTGCTTGATGACCTTTGGGCCATCGCCCAGCAAGAGATGGACTCTTGGGCCAAGGACGGAGCGTTCCCATACGACAAAGAATTACTGAACTTGCTCATGCAAACGGGGAACATGAAGGCGATGTCCCGGGAAACGGGCATCCCGTACCGCTCCATCATCTACTCCATCGAACAGGCCAAGGCCAAAATCAAAACCGCAATCGAGTCCAATGGATATACTGGTTTTTCCAATCCTGATTAGTGCGCTTGCGACCCTTGCGGTCGTGGAGTTCCGGGTCCTGCCGGGATGGTTCTACGCTTTGCCCTTTGCGAAGCGGAAGCCGTTTTCGTGCATGACCTGCTTTGGGTTTTGGCTTGGCTTTGCCCTGACCCTGCCAACGTGCCAGTGGTACTTGGCCCCTATCCTTGGCCTCGCATCTTCAGCCACCGCAATCCTACTCCGAGAATGGACCTTCAAATGACCAACGACCAATTCATCGTGGCCCAAAAGCATCGCAAGTATTGGGACCAATATGTGGCATCCCTAACGATGCGACTCCCACCCGATGCGGTTGGTGAACTGCAAGCCATCCTGACCGCTCACGGCCGACCTCCCACAAATTGGTGGTGCGCTGACTGCGTAAAATCAGCCCTCCAATACATTTACCTTCAAGCGGACTTGTTCCTCGAAGTCAACCAAAACACCATAAACCACTCCCTGAATGCCCCTACCAATTCCGAAGTATAACGAAAGCAAGGAAGGCTTCATCGGTCGTTGTATGTCCAACAACGAGGCCAATGCAGAGTTCCCTGATACGGCTCAACGATTGGCCGTTTGTGGCTCAACTTGGGAGAATCACAAGAGGCAGCAGTTCGAGTCTTATTCGGATTACGGCCAAGAGATTCGGTCGAATGCCAAGCGAGGGATAGAACTCAACGAGCGAAACGGCAACAAGTGTGCCACCCAGACGGGCAAGGTCAGGGCAGCCACTTTGTCCAAGGGCGAACCCATCTCGGTGGAAACCATCAAGCGGATGCATTCCTACCTATCCCGTGCTGAAACCTACTACGACAACGCAGACGACACCAGCGACTGCGGTTACATCAGTTATCTCCTGTGGGGAGGCAAGTCGGCTCTCTCTTGGAGCAGAAACAAACTTCGGGAACTTAACGAACTCGAAGGCTAAGGATGACGAGGCACAGGTGCAGGCTCGGATGGACTCGTTGATGATGGTGATCACGACCCTCTGCGACTGCATCGGAGCGGTGGACGATTCCAATGCCCCGAACCAGTACGAAGTGAAAATGAAAATCGTAAACAAGATAAGCGACCTAATAGACAAAATCGAATACTAATGGGAACCAGCAGAGGACACGGCAAATACATTGAAACTCCCGAAAAGATGTGGGAGTACTTTGAGGCATACCGGGCAGGGGTCAAGGCAAACCCTCGGACCAAGACGGTGTTCCCCGGCAAGGATGCTATCCCCCAGCATGAGCCTTTGGAGCGACCCTTGACCTTGGAAGGCTTTGAGAACTGGTGTGCAGATGCAGGTATCATTGATGGCCTTGAACACTACTTTGCCAACACGAAGGGCAACTACTCCGACTATTTAAGTATCTGTTCACGCATAAAGCGAGTCATCCGCCAAGACCAAATCGAAGGGGGTATGGTCGGTCAGTACAACGCAAGCATCACCCAACGGCTGAACTCTTTGGTAGATAAGCAGGAGAATCAGGTCTTTATTGAACAATGGACCGAAGATGATTGATGAAGGTCATAAACACCACCGCCAAGCGGAAGATTGAATCGCTGACCCATCGTAAACGGGTCATCCAAGGAGGGACCTCGGCCTCCAAGACCTTCAGCATTCTTTGCGTCCTCATCAAGCAAGCCTGCACGAAGAAGACCGAAATCAGCATTGTTGGGGAAACCGTGCCTCACCTTCGGAGGGGTGCGATTCGGGACTTCATCAAGATAATGATTGCCAAGGGCATCTTCGTTCCGGCAAGGTGGAACAAGACCTTGCTGACCTACCAGTTCGCTAACCGTAGCACTATTGAGTTTTTCTCGGCTGACCAAGAGGCAAGGCTCCGGGGTGCAAGGAGGCAGGTGCTATTCATCAACGAGGCGAACAACATCGACTTTGAATCTTACTATCAACTCGCCATCCGTACAAGCGAGGCCATCTACATCGACTTCAACCCAACTCACGAATTTTGGGCGCATACCGAGGTCTTGCGTGAGGACGATTCCGAACTGCTCATCCTAACCTACAACGACAACGAGGCTCTGCCTGATACCATCAAGAGGGACATTGAACTGAACCGCACCAAAGCCGAAACATCTGCCTATTGGGCGAACTGGTGGAAGGTGTACGGCCTTGGTCAGGTCGGGACGCTTCAGGGAGCCATCTACGAGGACTTCGAGGTGGTGGAGGGTATCGATGTCAGCCGTGCGAAATTCGTCGCCCTTGGGCTTGACTGGGGCTTTAGCAACGACCCAACCGCACTCGTAGCAATATATCGCCAAGGGGACTGCCTGCTCATCCAAGAACTACTGTACTCCACGGGCCTTACCAACCAAGACATCGCAGACAAGTTGCGGACGCTGGGCATCACCCGGGCTTGGGAGATAGTGGCCGATTCAGCCGAACCCAAGTCCATCGAGGAAATCTACCGATTGGGGTTCAACATCAAGCCAGCGGAGAAAGGCCCCGACTCGGTTCGGAACGGGATAGACATCCTGAAACGCTTTAAATTGCAGGTGACCAAGGACTCCACCAACCTTATCAAGGAACTACGCTCCTACACTTGGGCGACCGACAAGGAGGGCAAGAACACAGGGGTTCCGATTGACTCGTTCAACCACGCCTGCGATGCGATGCGGTATGTGGCACTCAACAAGTTAAGGGTCAGTAATTCAGGAAAGTATGTTGTTGTGTAACTTTGCCCCATGAACCCCGAACGCATCCTTGACCTGCTAATCGAAATCGGGAAGACGGTTGCAGCCATTTTCTTCATCATCACCCTTCTAACCCTCCTTTGGACTTTATGAAAGTCGTCCACTACTACCACATCTATTGCGGAGGGAACTGGCAGTTGATACTCAACCAGCACATGATGGCGGTCTGCAACTACGGCCTCATCGAGGTCTTGGACGAAATCCGTGTAGGCATTGTCGGTCCACCCGAACAACGCAAAGCGGTCAAGGAGGTGCTGGAAGGTTCAATGGTGGCTGATAAGGTCAAGGTCGTAGTAACACGGACCAACGCTTGGGAGCAGGCGACGCTTACCGAGATGTACCGGGCGAGCCAAGAAGAGGAAGCCGTGTACCTGTACGCCCATACGAAGGGGGCAAGCGACCCGTCCCTCATCAACCAACTTTGGAATCGCAGCATGACTTTCTTTAACGTCGTGGCATGGGAACGCTGCCTGCAACTGCTCGAAGGCGTGGATGCGGTCGGATGCCATTGGATAACCAAGGAGCAGTTCCCTCACATGGCAGACGCAAACAACCCCGAAGGCTACCCCTACTTTGGTGGAACCTATTGGTGGGCCAAGTCATCCCACATCAAGGAACTTGGTGAACCAGTACGGGACCACCGTTGGCAGGCAGAACATTGGATTGGAAAGAAACCCGATACCAAGGTCCACGACACCAACCCCGGATGGCCGGGTCCCGAAAAATTTGTAATCACGTTTTAGCATGAAGGTCCCTATCCTCATTACCAACTTTAATCTTTTCACTTGGCCCAAGGCAATGGTCAAGGAACTGCAACGGATGAAGGACTGCGGTCCTATCATTATCATTGACAACGGTTCAACTTACCGCCCGACCTTGGAGTGGTACGATTCGCTAAAGGGGAATGAGGACGTTTCGGTAGTTCGTACCGGGCAGAACTTGGGACATCTTGTGGCATGGAGGCTCGGATTTGACAAACGCATCAAAGCCGATTTTAACTATCCAGACTACATCGTAACCGACCCCGACCTCGACCTTTCGGGATGCCCTGACGACACCATCGTACGGATGCGTGAACTTTGGTACGATTCGCCTTCCTACCCCTACTTCTACCGGGACGAAGAAGGCAAGGAATTTAACGGGGTGGAGTTCAACGTCAAGGACAAGATTGGCCTTGGCATTTGTGTTGACGATGTTCCCGAAAACGCCCTATTCTTCCAACCTGGTGAACATCGCTACCACAAGCAACCGACCTATGGCAACCTTCGCTTGGCTCCAGTTGATACGACCTTCGCCTTCTACCATGCCGACACCTATCAGGTCTGCATTAGCGGTGCGAGGACGATGACCCCCTACGAGGTCAGGCATCTGCCCTACTACATTACCCCCTTAGATATGGAGTCGGACTGGGAGTTTCGGCAGTACCTTGACAAAGCAAACCACTCCAGCACGGCTAAAAAAATAGCCGATGGACTTCAAATAGGATAATATGCCATACTCACACCCGTTCCACAAGGACTTTGTTGGCAACCATATCCGCTCGGTTCTAACCGAATCCGACCGGGTTCTTGACGTTGGTTGCGGTTGCGGAACTTACGCCCTACTGCTTCCCGACATCAAAATGGATGGCATCGAGATTCACGAGCCGTATGTCAGCCGATTCGGTTTGCAGGACCTTTACCAAACCCTGCATATTGGGGATATTCGTGAATTTGATTTTTCGGCCTACACCTACCTGATTATGGGCGATGTCTTTGAGCATTTAACCTTTAACGAGGCGAGGCGCCTGCTTACCCGAATGAATGGCAAGAGGGTCATGATTGCCGTGCCTTATATGTACAGGCAGGGCGAATGGGAAGGGAATGTGTACGAAACGCATTGGCAACCCGACCTGACCCCCGAAGTGATGGCGTTGAGATACCCCGAACTGAAATTGCTCGTTGGGGATGCGGTATACGGCTACTACATAAACTACTGACCTATGAAACTCCAAGACCTGACCATCAACCAGTTCCAGCGTATTGGAGCCATGGGCATCCCCGTCATCATCAACAACCGCAACCTGCTGACGTGGCCCAAAGCGATGGTCAGGGACTTGAGCAAGTGGGAGGGGATTGGGGACATCTACATCGTTGACAACGGTTCAACCTACGAACCTTTGCTGGAGTGGTACGCCACCACCCCCTGCAAGGTCGTAATGCTTGGCGAAAACTTGGGCCATCAAGCCCCATGGACTTCGGGCTTGGTGCAACAACTGGGAGAGCCTTACTATGCAGTCACGGACCCGGACCTTGACCTTTACAAGACCAGCAAGAGGACGATTCCCATGTGCTTGGAGTGGTTGCAACAATTCCCCCAAGCAGGCAAGGTCGGCCTGTCGCTACGATGGGATGACGTGCCTCCAAGGTCGTCGTACTACACCCATGTGAACAACTACGAGGCGACCCGTCAGCGTAATTCAAGGGTTATCATGGCAGCAAGGGTTGACGTGCCTATCGACACGACCTTTGCCGTTTACAATCGGCAGGAGTACTTCATCGGTGGGGTTTCGTTGCTTGAGTCAGCGAGGCACATTCCTTGGTACTATTCGGAGAAAGAACGCAAGGCTGATAAGGAGTTCAGCCAGTACCTTGCATCGGCATCGTCGGCATCGTCCTACAAAACCTTCTTGAAACTATGAAACTCCAAGACCTGACCATCGACCAGTTCCAACGCATCGGAGCCATTGAGTTCTCCAGCGTCCTTGGGGACTACGACAAGCGTGCAGGAGTCGTCGCAATCGTTGAGGGGGTCAATATATCACTCGTCCGAGAGATGCCCGCCAAGAGCGTCCTAAAGCGTTACAAGGCCATTATCAGCGAGTGGAACGCATTACCTGCCTTGGGTTACAAGCGGAAGTTCAAAGCCGGGGGCAAGTGGTGGATTCCGACGGTGTTCACGGATGAGTTGACTGCTGGGCAGTTGATTGAACTCATGGACGCAAACACCACGGACGAAAAGCAACTGCTCCAAAACCTCCACCGAATTATGGCGACCTTGTGCCGGGAAGGCGGTCTATTCGGATTCTTTCCGAAAAAGTACGACGGGGCTGCCCATGCCGAGCGAGCCGAACTGATGAAGAAACACGCCAAGGTGGGCGACGTTTGGGGGGTTGTTAGTTTTTTTTTGTTAAGTTCCGAATCCTACTTGAAAGTTTTGACCGACTATTCCAAGCACCTGATGACGAAAGCAGGGGAGTTGACGTAAGCCCTCTTGCCGGGTACGGATGGCTGATGGTCGTCTGGAGGATGGCTAACAAGGACGTACTGAAATTTGACGCCATCTTTGCGATGAAGGCGGTAGAGTTTCTCAATTACGCACTCTTGATTCACGACATCTTGGAAGCCGAACGGATGGAAGCGGAGCGAGCGAGGCGCAGATAGACACTATCCGGCACGGGGGACATTTACCCACATGGAAACAACCATTCTCGCCAATGGGCAACCAGTAGGTAAGTTCGGTAGCGGTTCGATGAAAGGCATCGACCAAACCGCCTTGGAGGGCATTGGTTCAATCGTTGGACCCAAGGGTGGAGGCAAGTCGCCAACCCATGATGTCTTGGTCAAGTGGATAGAACGGGTCATCGAACTTGCGAAGAAAAACCTCGAAGCAGCCAACGCAAATGCAGGGGGAACGCTCTCCGCATCTATCGTGCCGGAGGACATCGAACTATCGGCAAAGCAAATCGTCGTGGCTATCATGGCCAACCCCTATTGGAAGTACGTAGACCAAGGGGTGCGAGGCAAAACGTCAAGCCTAAAGGCTCCGAGGTCGCCATTCCAATACAGGGACAAGTTCCCACCCGCTCAAGCAATGGCCGATTGGATAGCCAACAAGGAAAAACTTGTTGTGCCGACCTATTCGCGTGAACTCAAGCGGATGCGGACGAAGCAGGAGCAAGGGTTGGTGGATGGCAGGTCGGTTGCCTATTGGGTATTCCAGCGAGGAACACGGGCCACGAACTTCATGTCTAACGCCCTATCCCCCGAAATGATAGAGGTCCTTACCGAAAATATCGCAGAGGCCCTTGGCAAATCCATAAGCGTAGCAACCAAACTATAAAATGGCAACAACCGTCCTTTCCGGGTCGCCCCAAGTGGCTACACCCGTTTACAACAAGATGCTCTTCAAGGTCAGCGGTTCGCTGATTGCTCAACCCAATTACAGGTACGTCTGCGATGTCAAGAACCCAGCAGGGACCACCCTTGCCCGGCTCAAGTGCGACAAACTTCCAACCACCAACTTCGGATTCTTTGACGTTGCCAAGGTTGTGGAAACGCTGATCGCACCGACTAAGCCATCGCTGACCCAAACGGGATTCGTGGATCATGCCGGGTATTATTCGGGGTATCGCCTTGACTTCATGGAGGAATACGGAAACACCCCAGTCGTGCAGACAGGAACCGTTACCACCGTGTCGGGCCGTGTTGCCTTTGCAGGAAACTTGGAGCAGT